AAATTCCTGTACCTTACCAGTACCGTCCATATTAAATGTTATACCAGGTGTGCTTACTACAAATAAACCATTTAATTTATATGTTGCAACTGTTTCAAGGGCATCATCTAATACCTCTATTTGAGCGAAATTTTCTGTGGTAGAAACCGGATTAGCTTTAATACGATTAGGGTTGTTTGCAGCAACTTCTTCTAAGCGTTGTTCAAACCATTGTTTTAAGTATAGAGTCTGATCTGTTAAAAACGTTAATTCCCACTGTTCCGATTCTCCGTAATTTCTTGTACCTGTTGAATGAATGTCTACCCCGTAATACTTAACTGTTGATATAGCCGCTTTTTTACTTGGTAAAGCCATACTCTTGATATACACTAAACGATCTTCTCCAAGTACTTGACCGTTAAGATGTATAGCAGTAACACGTGCTTGGTAATCTCTTGAAAAACCATATGTCTGTGCTGACTGATAAAACTGCTGTAATGTTTGATTTGTAGACATGTTTGTTAATACTTACGGATTAAACGACGGTTTATACTGTAGTGAAAAATTGAAATGCTAAGGTAACTGTTACTTTTGCAACCTCTTGCCCAGCGCTGGATACATCATATTGAGCACCATTTATTACAGTTGGATATACCCCGTATAAAGTATAGCTTTTTGGGGAATATATATTCCCAGCCGGGTCAGGAACTGTACCTGCAGGGTTAGTTGCAATAGGTTCAGATAAAAGGTTAAATGTTAAGTTACATTTACCGAAATTTATCGCTGTAGGGTCCATGGAATTAGTTTCGTTGTTATACAAGTACCTACTCCAGGTTTCAAATATGTTTCTAATGTTTAAATAATTGTCCGATATAAATGTTAACTCCCAAGATTCATTATCAGGATAGCTAACAGTTGTAGGTACATTAAACTCAAATGCTTTATATGGTACCTTTGCTGTAGTTATTCTTCTTGAAGGTATTTTAGCAGATTGTGCGTATAAAGTATAAGGAGAATTCTTAAGCAATGTATCTACATCTGGTGGTGCACCATCTATAGCTTCTAATACAAAATTATACTTCCTGCCAATGCCATACGTTTTTACTGCATCGTAAAAATTCTGTATATTTGGCAATGTATCTGGCATACTAATACTTAAGCTTAGAACAACAAAAAACCCGACTTTTCAGCCGGGTCATTTGTTATATATTGGTTATATCAACCTACAGCAGTATCAGTCCAATAATGGAAAGCTAATGTAGCTGTGAAATCTAATGGTTTACCGGTACCTGCAATATCATACTTTAATGTGCCTAATTTTTGAATATAAGCACCGTATAAGGTATAAGAATTGAGTATGTTTAATTTATCATCAACTTGGTTAAGTTGAATAATAGATTCTGGACCTCTTACTGATAAATCCCCTTGACTTGTCTGATCATCAAAAATAAGGCTTCTCTGCCATGTTTCTAATTTGTTACGAAGTAAGTTAGCTTTATCAGCACGGAACGTTACATCCCAACCATTACTACCAGGATACTTTACAGTACCAGGAAAGTTAAAATCCAGACCCATATAAGTTGCTGTTTGATTTGTAATAGCTCTGTCGGGTAAAGTAGCTGTAGTAATATAAACGAAATCGTCTTCATTAAACGTGCTACTACCGATAGAAACTACCCGTAACATGTAGTCACGTGCAAAGTCTCTTTGCTGTGCTACTCTATAGAAGTCTTGTATTGTTTGTGACATATTAAATATTTATGTTAAGGTTATTGTAATAATTCCTGGAAGTTTTGAGATGTCTTAGTAGCGTAGAAGTTTACTAAGATAAATTCTGCTGTACGAACTGGCTTAATATAGATATCTACAACAAGAGAGTTATCGTCAACAACATCAGGTGTATTATTAGTTGCGTTACACACAATTAAGTAGTCGTATAAACCTTGAGTGTTCTTAGCTAAATCAAACACAGGCTTAATTGTATTAACTAAACGGTTTTGTGTAAACGTTGTGTTTGGTTCAAATACAAATAATTTACTTGTATTAAGAACTGATTTTTCTAAGAAGAGGAATAGACGACGGACATTAACACGATCAAATGCACTTGGTGTCTTTAATAGTGTCTTTTGCCCGTAAATTGTAAACCCTTCATTTGGGAAGTTAACTACAGGGTTAACTGAGATCTTATAAAGTAGATCGCGTTGTTTCTGTTGTGGATTAATTGCGATGTCAATTAAACCGGTTACTGCACCACGATTAAACCCTGCCGGAGCACCCCATGGATAAGCAATAGCATCGTTATTCGTATAAACTGCTGCCGCAAAACCAGAGAACGGTATCCAAACATTTTGTGAACTAAACTGATCTAATACTGATGCCCAATTGCCGTATGTAGCTGCATAACTTGTGTTATAGCCTTGATACGAATTGCGTAGTGGCCAGTAAATGTTGTTTGAGAAGTTTAATGTTTTGTCGTTTAATGTCTTAAAGTTTGCACCTTGCACAAAAATGTGACGTAATGGATCAGAAATAAAGATACAATCTTTACGAACATTCGTTGTAAACTGTACGAACTGTTGTGTAATTGCTTGCCATGTACCGACTGGATCTACATTAGTACTACCAGGCTGATATGTGCCTTGAGTATTTGTTAAAGCAATTAGAGCATTGTCAATGTCTGCATTGTATGCTGTATCGTCAAATGTAGCTGCACTTAAGCTTGAAAGCGCTGCAACTGCAATAACAGTTGAAACACCGCCGTCAATCACAACGTCAATATCGTATAGATCAGCATTTGAAGCTGTATCTAAAACATTTGCTAATTTAGCAGCACCGTTACCGATAAGCTTTACATTAGTTGTGTCAAGAGATTGTGAATATACACCTAATGGATAAAGAACATCTGCTTCTCTAAAGCCACCTGCAATAGTTGTATTAGTTACATCTCCTGCACCAAGTACTCTAATTGACTTTGTTGCATTACCGTTAGCATCTAACCAAGCTACGTTGTTTGAAATGTTAGGGTTAACTAATACTGTTAAGTTGCTTGACTTTGAGTCAATAACGTTCTGTATGAAGTCGTTTTGTGGAGCACCACCGTTAATATCTTGTATTGTGCGGTTAGCATAGAACGATGTTGCATAACCTTCAACTAAGCTATAAGATAGTTGTAATGGGTTTGGAGCAAATGGAGTTGTTCTTACCTTAAACAACGACAACACTGCCATATCGTTATAAGCTGAAGAAGCTAATGTAATTGTGTATTGAGGAATGTTTTCAATATCGCGAGATAAGCTTGAGAAGTTGTCCGTTGCATTTGCACTTAATGCGAATGTTAAACGACTATTAGGTATCTGTTGGTAAGTCGTGTTGTATTGGTTGTCCTGTGTAATACTAACTGCACTTAATACTGCTGTATAAGGTGTGCTTGGGTTAATGTTACGATTATCTGCTAAGCTTAAATAAAGACCTTCAAACTTTTCGTTAATAGTTGTCTTAGCTTCGTTTAAGACAATCATACCAATACTGTTAGCAGATAGAGACGAATAACCTGTAATAGGATTATATGATAAACCGTTACCACCACCAAAGGCTGACCAATTAATAGTGCCTTGTTTAATATTATTATAATCTGCTAAAGAAAGATCAACAAGTGTTGGTTGCGCAAAGTAATATGTCTGTGCTGATGAAAGAGCTATAATTGACGAAGAACCTGCTGCATGTGACGGAGTATCACCTGCTGAAACAGGTAGTACTGGGAATACTAATGCGCTGTATTTGTCTGAATTATAACCGTCTCCTAAATCAGGTCCGTATGGTAAACGTGCAACACTTACTTGTGCATTTGTACCGCCTGTAAATAATTGATTAACTGTATAATAAAAATAACGTTCAGCTGCATTTGTTGGTGCACCGAAAATATTTAAAAAGTCTGAATTAGTAGTAAGATTTATAATCTCAGAAGACGGACCCTGCGCAGCAAATCCGGTTACAAATATATTTGTGCCGTTTGGTACTGTTGCTGTTTGAGAAAGGTCAATTTCGTTGATTTGTACTCCTGGGGATTGTATTTGACGTAGGGTAGCCATAGTAGTATTATATTATTATTTAGGCTTTTTCGGAATGAAACCTCAACAAATTAAAGTAATTCTGCATTTAACTGACTAAATGAAAACGTAAAAGAAGACTCTAACTGATCAGCATCTCTATAACTATAAGTTATTCCTGTTAAATTAGTAATAAACGCTTTGCTATACGTCCAACGGATTTTATTATTGTTGTATTCATCCAACCCGTACACCGCTATTGTGGTCTGATAGGGCTGTAGATTTGTCAAGCTTCCGTAACCAGCCGGGGAAGTAGGTAAAGTAGTCAAGTTATTAGGATCAAATAAGCTATTTTGCGAC